CTCCAAACGGCACAGGGTTTAGTCTTATTTTTACTCCGTGCTTATCCGCTATATCTTTTACCTTTTTTAGTGCGCGCTGCCCCGCACCCTTACCCTTATTTAAGGCAAAAATACTAGATAAGAAAATATCACCTTCAAAAATACCCACCTCAACAGTGGACTCGTCATTAATAATCCTTTCTCTTGGATTAAATGGGTTTTCGTATCCAATATTGTTAATATCTTGCTCTAGCGTAGTTTCTTCCTCCAAATTATCGCCAGTAACCTCAGATTTTGGCGTTTCTTTGGCATCTTCTGTTACTTCTTCTTTTTCGGTACGCAATTGGGGACTCTCTTGCTCCCCTTCTTTTTGAACCCCACCATCTTGTGGCTTTTCCAGCACGGGTTCTTTGATACTCGCTTTTTCATCTGCTACAATAGTTTGCTCTTCTTGATTTATGGCGTTTCTTATCTCTTCGCCTGTTGCGTTGTACCTGTAACCATCACCAACAATAATTGACTCAGCCTTGCCGTAAGGTATTCCAAGAAATGTTTTCTTTGTTTCTACCTCTACGCCTTCTACCTTCTCAGCCCTATCTCTAAACTGTTCAGGTATTTTTTCTAATGTTTTAGACGTAATGGTTACAGTTTCATTATCTTCAACGGCATCAAACTCTTCTAAAACCCTAGTTTGCTCTTCTTGCCGTATCCGCTCTTCTTCTTTTTTGACTTCACCTTCTTGCTCCCGCAACTCTTGGTCTTTTTGCTGTACTTTTTCATTGTCTTTTTTGTTTAAGTTATCTAAAAATGAAATAGGATTATTTGGGACTGAATAATACTCTTGCCCTCCTATTTTTTGCTTTGGTATTGTTACTTCCTCACCGCCTAAAATACGCTCAAGTATATCGTCATAAGCTTTAACGTATTTCTTCATCTTTTTCTTCTTAGCCTCGTCAGGCTCATTACTAATAGCCTCGTTGACTATATCCCTCCTGTATCTTATTGCGTTGTATTGCTCGGAATTGTTTATGTCTATATCTTCTAATATAGAAACCAACATACCCATTTCGTATTCGGTTATCTTACCGCCTAAGTATAGTTCAGTTATCAATCTGTTTGCGGCATCCCCTCCCTCGTTTCTTAAAACTTTTTCTAAGTTTTGAATAAATTGGTCAGGAGTTGGGGTTACTGTTGATTCGCTACTTATAGCAGCAGTAGCTCCGCCGAAAGGAATAGTTGCTAAAGTGTTTGCTGCTGTTTCTTGAAGAGACTCAAGTGAAGCAAACGAAGGAGCGCTCTCGTACTCACCCGTCTCAGCAATAGCTCTCTCCATTATGTTTTGTGGGTATTCTTGAAGGAAAGTTTCTGTTGTGTACTCCAACAGCCCGTTAGCACCAAATCGTAACATGGGGTTTTTTATACGCTTTATTCCACCAACAAAGGGAAGAGCACTAGGAACATAAGCGGGGGTTAAGACCAACTGAGAATTAAAGGTCTCTATCGCAGCGTTTTTAGCCTCCTCTACAGAACCACTTCTCTTTAAAGCGTCTCTGTAAGAACGAGCCATTAAGTCTGCTGTTTCAGATGTAAAGCCAGCTAAGGCGGTGGATAAAAGCCTAGCTGATGTTGATAAGTTTCTTGTTGTGGCAGCAGCAGCAGCACTAGCCACAACGCTAGGAATCATAGAACCCGCTAAATTACCCGAACTTTCTACAAGGTTGTAAAGAGTAAGGTCTCTAAATCCTTTAATCGGGTCAACTGCGGGCTGAAAGTACTGTTGCATTTGCTTTCCTGTCTCCCCATCTCCTCCAAATGTAGCTCCAACCATTTCAATGAACGACCCAAAAGATGAAAGGGTTGAAGTACCAAACCTAAGAGGTAATCCCCCTTGCGAAACCACAAACTCTTTCACCTCCCTTACTTTAGCCATTTGCTCCGATAAAGCCTCTTGATAAGCTTTGTCAATAAGCTCTGGTGGGATTGGGTTATCTTTACCAAACTGTTCCGCCATTTGGTTTACCTTTTCTTGGTAAATAGCTTGAACCTCTTGTGCGCGTTTGTTTATTTTTGCGTTGTAAGCGTTGAGTAGTTGTGCGTTTTTAGTTACCGCATCTGAATAGCTTTTCTGATAATCGCCGTAAGCTTTTTGTAAAAGTTGGTTCGCTTGGTCTACCTCCTCTTGGGTGGTGTACTCCTTGTTTTTTAGTTCGGTTGAGTACGCTTCGTAGTCTGTGGTTATTTGCTTTAGTTCACTATCAATTTCTATAGCCTTTTCCTTGTACTCGTCACCGTAAATATCTGAAACAGATTTTATTTCTCGCAGTGCGCTTGCGTAAGCGTTTGAAACATCCTTACCATATTGGCTTTCAAATAGCTCCTCCCTCTCACCTTGAATATCTTTTATCTTTGACTTTATTTTTTCTTTTGCCAAAGAAGCTAACTTTTCTTGGTCTATGTTTAGGTTAAAGTCAATATCGCCCTGTATCTTTTCGGCTAACTTTACTCGAAGCCCTTTATCTTCAATTCGCTCGTCAACAAGTTCGTTTATTTTCTCTACGTTTGGAACTTTCATCCCGTAGAAGTTCTCTTTGTAGTACTGCTCTTTTACAGAGCCGTCCTCATTTAAGTAAAACTGACTCGCCTCCTTAACAACAGGATTTAGTAATCTGTTTGACAGATTTTTCTGTTGTTCCATTATTTTTTGCCTATCCTTCTTTAGTTGAGATATTTCTGACGATAAATCAGCTTGAGTATTTCTACCGAAAGAAATATCGTCGGTTCGTACTTGGGATTGTGCTTGCTCGTATTTTGATAGGGTTTGGTTTATTTGCCCTAAAGACCTTTCGTTTGCTTGAAAGTCCCCATAAAGAGCCGCAGGGTTTACGTTTCCAAAGTCAGCCTCTTTGTATTCAACAGGGGCTATAACAGATGGTATTTCTATCTTACCTTGCTCTGCGGTAGTGTCTCCTTGAGTGGTTGGTGGTTCAACCCCAACTGATACAGAAACTTCTTCTTGAGATTGTAAAGGTAATTCCGAAGATGGTTCTTCTTTTTTTTTTCGAGCTTCCTCTAATAAGGACTTAGCAGATACGCTCTGATTTCCCTCTCTTGCTTTTTTTAGCAGTTCTTGTGCACTTTGCTTACCCATATTTTATTTCTTTTCAACAACAAGACCAGAATCAATCAATTCTTTCTTTTCTGAGTCTGACAAATCATCCCAACCCTCTATCGCTTCTCCGTCAGGTGTTGTGTACTCGCCTTTATACTCACCACTAAGACGAGAGTTAACTGCGTCCATGTCTACACCCGCGCCGTAAATAGCTTTAACAGCGTCAGACATATCTTCACCGCTAACGGGTTTTGCATCTCTAAACATACCGCCAGTAAATAAAGGATAACTCTCTCCGTTTATTTTTATGTCATTCATTATTCCAGACACATAACTCACATCTGCGTTAGGGAGTATTTTCTTGAACTCCTCGCTCTTTTGGGCATCTGTTAAATCGCTCATGGCTATATCAGCAAGAGCAGAGAAAGCTTTCTCATATTTAGGCTTGTCTAACTTATTCTTAGCCATTTCCTTTTTAACCCTAGACTCCCAACTATCAAGCGAATCAATGATGTTGTTCTTATCTTTTTCAGTTACACCTTTCTCACCGCGAACACCTTGCTTGAAGCTAGATTTAATGTCATTATAAGGTACTTCCACTTTTTGTATTTGTTTAACCCCTTCAACGCTTACTGGAATTTCCACAATAGCCACAGGCTTTCCGATGTTATCCCCCTCTTTTCCAACGGTGAATCTTGTAATCTTACCGCTCTTTGGAACTATTGGGTTATCCTCACTTGCGGGTTCGTTAGGAATTCCAACAGCGTCAACTGTAACACTAACATCCGCAACTGCGTCTGCGTTTGGAAGGTTAATTGTTTTGACGCTCTCAAAACCGCTTCTTTTAGCGTCTTCCCAATTTAACCTAACATCTTCTTCCCCCTCTTCTATTTGGAATCCTGAGTCTAAACCACTACCACTGTCGTCTTTCTTTGGGCTTGGACCAGTTAAGGTTTCATATTTTTTAAGCGGAAGAAGTTTTTGTAAGTCGTTATACGTTAGCTCTTTAAACTCTTCTGCGGTTATTGGTCTACCTAATTGGTTTTCGTAACCCTTTTGTAGTCCAACTCTTGTTGATAAAAGGTTAGATAAATCTCTTACGTTTTCTTCGTCTAGTCTTTGAACTATTTGAACAAAGTTTTTTCCGTCTACATTTACGGTGTTGCCCTTTTCTTTTTCTTGCGCTTGCAAAAGGTCAGAAGCAATAAGCCTCATGTTAGATGACTTGTAAGCGTCCTCTATGTTCTCAGCCTGTGTTCGTCCGTACTGTATGTATTCGTAAATTTTTTCTATTGCTTGTAAGTCTTTAGGTAAGTCAGAAGTTCCACTCATTATTGCGTTTACATCGTCTGTATAAATACCAAAGTCAACTTCTGAGTCTGCTACGGCTGCGGATAAATTATTATCTATTTCCCTTAAACCATTCATCATGTTAAGGAGAACCATTTTTTCGGCTTGAGATTTTTGCTCGGTGTCCCCTACCTCGTATCTGTTTGCAACATATTCATCTACGTGGCTTGAAACTTGGTCTCTAAAGAACGGAGTTTTTAAGTCGTTGTTTACCGCCTCAATGTCCTTTAACCTTTGCTTTCCCCTCGCCTCTGCCTCTTTTTGTTTTTGCTCTCGCAATTCTTTTAGCCTATCCGTTACATCACTAAAGGTTAAACCCTGTGGGTCTCGTGTTTCTAATACTCTTAAACCTGCTGACATGATACTATCTAATTGTTAAGACTGGTTGCATTTGACCTGTACTTCCAAGGTTTGTCGGCAATGGTTTTGTTGGCATATTACCGCTTACGTTATAATATGGATTCATTTGTGGCGTAGACCCATTTCCAATCAGACCAGCTTGATTAGCGGTAAGAGCCGCATTACCGCCAACCATTAATGCCTGAGCCGCACCTTCTCCTTGATTCTCAATACCGCTAATAATGTTTTGCATACCTATTCCGTAAAGGTTATACATTAATCCTTCACGGCGAAGAGCTTCTTGTTGTTGCGCAGTTCCGAATTGAGTCCTTGCTTGGTTCTCTAGTTGCTGTTGTTGTGCTTGTGCGCTGAGATAAGTTTGTCTGTTTTGCAACCTTGCTTGTGCGTCCATTGCGTTTAGCTGTCGGTAAGCGTCTATTGTTCCTTGAGCAAGGCTTCCAATACCACGTATACCAGCCCTTGAGCCTTGAAGGTACTGAACCCCCATTGAAGCACTTCTGTCAATGGCTTCTTGTTGAGCTAGATACGCCTCTTCGGGTAATCCTTCCCTTGCCATTTCTTCGTAGCCCGAAAGAACTCGCGAACCTGTCTTTTGCAACTCTTCTAAGTTTTGACTAGAAGCGCTAATCAAACCCATGGTAGTAGGTGCTGCTTTTCCTTGCGCTGCTTCTGCTTCGTTGATTGCGTTGGCTACCTGCAAGTCCATAGCTTCCCGCCTTTGTCGTTTACCTTCTTTTCTTTGCTTTGAGCCTGCAGCGATTTTAGTGCCCGCCAAAGTAAGCCCCGCTGCACCAGTTAAACCTAGTCCTACTGCTAATGCAGTTCCTGAACTTAGTCCTAATGCTATTCCTGCCATAATAATAGAATCTTTTCGTTAATTACACTTTGTGGCAATTCAAGGTAGTTCTCTGTATAAACTTCCCTTTCTGCCTCTTCTATATTTTTAGCGTCTGTTTTGTAGACACACGCCCAAACACAGTCTTCACGCATATAAGCCACTCTTTGTGTGCCTATTTCTGTTTGTACTGTCATTGGGGCTTTTATTCTTTTTATTTCTGCTTTGTCGTTTAACACGTCCATTTCGCCCGAAAGAAAAAACGACGGATGGCTTTGCTTGTGAATGAAGCTAACAACAAAACTTCCCTTTGGCATCAACACTTGCCTTGTGTAAAGCCCGTTTTCTAGGTGGTGTGTTGTTGGAAACATTTCTTCCATTTCCTTTGTGTGGTGCTTTACAGCGCCTTCAACGTTTTGTAGTTGCTCCTTTAGCTCGTTTATTCTGTCCCACAAAAGACCCCTTCCTTCCGAAAGTTTCTTTAACAAAACTTCTTCGCCTTTTGGCTTTCTTTTAAATAAGCGAAACATCTGTTGCAAAGATAACCCTTTTTAAGTTAGGTTACTATTATTGTACTTTAGCTTTACCGAAGATATAGAAGCTTGTTGGTTTCCATCCGTTGTTGCCTTTAACCTTGCCTTTAAGTACTTGCCTTTTACTAAGTCTCCTTCTAGTAACGGATAAGTAACCACAGGTGTTGTTTTGTCTTTGAAAATAGGAGACCAATAGTAACCCTCAAATTCTTCGTAGTCTGTTGTTTCGTTGTCCGTTATTTGCTCTGACTCGTTTACAGCGTAATCAATGTTGAATACTTGATTAGAGTCTGTGGCTATTGTGATTGGTTCTTTTACAATGTTAGGCTCTTGGTTAAACGGAAACTCTACAAACAAGTTTTTTACCGTGTCGTCCAAAGCGCCAGCGGGGTCAGAACCGTAGTATCTTGCGTAATTAAATTTAGTGCCAAAAAATGCCGTTTGGTAGCTTGTTAGGTTGTGAACGTAACACTTTCCATCAACAAAGCTAACTAAGCTGTTACCACTGCTGCTCATCCACTCAGGCGTAAAACTGTGTCTGCTTATCCACCTTCCCCTGTCCTTTGAAAAGGAAATGGTTTGAACAAAAGGAACATATATAAGACCCGCAAATATAGTTCCAATGGAAACACCGCTGTCTACCGTTATTGTTTTTGCAGATGAATCACTAGATGTTATTGTTAATCCCTCCCAAACAATGTCGTAAGTGTTGACTTCGCTCTTTATAGGCACAACACCTATATCCACAAGCCTATCAAAAGTACCATCTTCTATATCTAAGGCGGTCATTGTTATTGTGTACTCTGTTCCGCTTGTGGAAACATTTCTTTTTATTAACTTGTGAGCGTCAAGGGTTATGTAGTAAGAGTTGTCTCTAATGCTGTAACCACTGTATATTTTGTTTCCGTTGGCGAAAGTGTCAGAGTTTTCGTTGTACGGATAGGGATAAGCTAAGTTGTTTTCAAAGTAACTTAACATCTTTATTTGGGCAATGTTTTTTACTTCGCCCGCAGCGCTCATTAAAACAGCACCCCTTAATCTGTCCACCCAAAACTTAACACCACCGTATTCTGAAAAGCTCTCTGGGTTTTGACAGCCGAAGTCTTGTGGGAAATATTGAGGCTCTGAAAGAAGTGTATCCGCTTGCACGTTAAGGCTTTGACTTCCCGAAGCTGTGTAAAGGAGGTTCTTATTAGTTAATATCCTTGCGACCTTTGTTTCTTGAATACAAAATAACTCGTTTCCGTCAGAGTGCATAACGGTTAAGTCTCCGTAAGCGTTGTTTAACGAATCGCTGAAACTTCCGTCGAAAAATCTGTTTGCCCCAAAAAAGTCAGTGTTGTCAACTATGGGTTCTGAGTAAACTATCTCTTGTTCCCTAATATTTTGTTTGTAGTTACTGTTGACTAAATTTGGTCTGCCTTGAACGGATATTTTAGAGTTCTTAAATGGAAATATATCCATACTTTCTATCATGGGGGTTTTAGCAAGACTTTGCTCATAGAAGTCTATGTCTATTGAGTATGAATCCGATTGGTCTAAAACAACAACACAATCCTGAGCGTTTGCACCGCCTATAATCTGAGATTGGCAAGAAACAATGTCTGTCTCCCCCACAATATAAGACCCAGCCCCATAATAATTTAATCCAGTTATAGAAATACCAGAATCCGCATTTGACTCACTATCTGCAAGCTTTATTGTAGTAGATGTGTTTTCAATAACATAATAAACAGTAGCGTCTATTAATCCTGATATTGCCCCCGAGCCGTCTTTATATAAAATAGCATCGCCTGTTGATAGTGTGTTGCTACCTATGGTGAGTATGTCGTTGCTGCCCCCCGAAACACCAGTTATAGAAAACTCCGTGTCTGTATAATTTTTTACGTTGGTATAAAAGCTATTAGTTCCACCGTGAACCCTATTCCCGTTTTCATCTGTTTCAATTTTAAAAGCCCACCCCATTTCGTACCAAACCTGCTGATTTGGGTCTTTATTTGACAAAGAAAAAACCTCAACCATATCCGATGTGTTTGGATTGATTGTAAAGTCTGAAAACCCATTAGTCCTAATCTCAAATGGCTCTGTCCCGTCTGGGTTACTCTTTAATATTTGAGATATACCATTTGATGAAGGCATATAGTTAGATGCGCTAAAATCCTCTATTACTCTAATATATTGACCATTAGAGAAAGTATAGGTGTAAGACGGAAAATCTATTTTATCGGCGTACTCATTAGGGTCTTCTAATCTTAAATCTGGGTCTGTAACAGCGGCAGCAGCAGATTGTATATATTTATCTGTGGTTTGGTTTCCGCAAAAAACTGGATACCAAAATTCAGCCCAAGAGGGAGGCGCATGAGCGATTGTCATTTTACACATTACCTCCCCTCTATTAGCTAAATTCCAATAAGGGGTGTCTAAGTACATCGTATCATTCCTTAAAACATTCGTAAGCCTACCACTTCTATCACCGTACACTATCCCAAATGGGTATCTACTATTTTTCTTAAAATGCCCCTTTGCGCCAGAATTAGAGGCTAAGTTTGATGGGTTTAAAGTGGTTATTGCGCTAAAGTTTACATCTAAATTAGATAAGTCAAAATCATATCCGTCTGTATTATTGCCTAATAAAACTCTACCATTCCCTACAACTGCTAATGTAGCAGACTTTACGGGTATAAAATCTTGAACTTGATTTTGCACCGTCGTAGGCACAGCAGATGTAATTGAGTTGTTGTAAAATGATTTTGAAATATACCACAAATACCTATCTGAGTACGGGGAGTCGTATTCTGAAACAGTTTCATCTTCTACGTCTAAAACCTCCGTCAAGTAATAATCACCAGTATTGTTTGTTCCGTTTTCTTTCGCATAAACCAATACTTGCTCTACTATATTATTTTCGTGATTGTGAGGTAGCGGTATTTCAATATCTATTTTATTGTCTGTGTGTATGTCTTCATAGAAGTATTTAGATGGTAGTGGCAACCTAGAGGATGGAGACATAGCTGTGGTTCTTCCATCTTTAAATTTCCAAGCGTATCTAAACTGAAATATTTTTTGAGCGATGCTGTTTTGCTCTATTGATGAGTCAGTACCAATAGTACAAACCATTGGATGCTGAGGTTGAAAGGCGTATAAGTCAATAAATTTTCTATCTAAATATGGATATGGGGATAGGTTGTTTATAGATGTTACCTCAAGAAATGATGGCTGTTCGTTATTATCTGTCCAAATAAGATATACTCGCTCGTTTTGCTCTACAACAACAGCATGAGTTATTTGGAAACTTGAACTAAAATTAAGCGTGTCGCTTATATTAGCCCAACAACTACCATCATTTACCTCGTTTACGTGTACCAAATTTGGTGAACCACTTAAACTTCCAGTTAAATCAATAGCGACACCATCAATAGCATTTGCAAAAGAGTTTGCTAGCTTTATAGTAGCACTTGTTACAGATATTACATAGTACGTATCTCCGTCAGTTAACCCACCAACACTACCACCGTTATCGCTATATACAACCTTGTCTCCTGTTTTGTAATAATTTGGAGAGAAACCTAATGTTATTAAATCTGTGTAATTATTGTAGGCTGTTATTGTTTTTTGAGATATATATTTTTTCCTCAATAAAGTATAATACGAACCACTATCTAAAACTATATCTCCCTTTGAATAGGCGGTTGTGCTTAAGAAGCTTCCTATAAAATTTAGGTTAAATTGATTGTAAGATTGGGCGTAAGAGTTATCTTCCCAGACAAGTCTTGCAATATTTGTGTCGTACTCGTATCTTAGTATTACATGTTTGTTGTTTGAGTTGTGTACAAACCAATAAGTATGTCCTCTTACTGGGTCGTCAACGCTTCCTATTGTAGTGTTTGTTCCAGAGGGTAAAGAGTAAGTTGTAGCGCCTGAGCTTCGGTAAAGCGATATTTCTTCGTTTCCAATCTCAGTAACAATATCTCCGCCCGTACCTTCTCTATTTAAAACAGAAGCGTTTAAAGCGTCTATCCAATCTCCGTTGGGTAGAAAGCGAGGCGAATCATCCTTGTTCATTCCTCCATTAAATATACGAGTTTCTTCTTTCTGAGCCATTATTTATATTTCCAAGTATACCCAGATGATGTTTTTATATTGCCTTCACAACATTGACATATATTTGATGCATTCCCATTAATAGTACCCCTAGCTGCGGCTGAAATAGATTTAAATTCAACGCCGTCTCCCCTAACAACGGGCTTATAGCAAGACACCCTTAATTTATTTTCGTCTGCGTGGCGTATGTTTTCTGAATTAGTAACCCACTCTAGGTTCTCAACCCTATTGTCAGACTTTATTCCGTTTATGTGGTTTACTTGCGGTTTGTTATCTGGATTGGGTATGAAAGCCTCAGCTACGATTCTATGCGCTCTCCTAGTGACACTCTTTTTTTTAAAATTTAATTTCACTTTAGGATAACCTCTTTTATCAAAAGATTGCGATAATATTCTATCGTCAACTGGAAACTTACCCATTTTATTCCTAACTATAGTCCTTTTTAGACTTTTTACTCTTCCTAAATTTGATACCATATAATATTCAGGAGATATAGTCGTAGGCATCCACACCTCTCCCTGCAAATCATCTATATCTGTAATCCCGCCAGTGAAAACTCTTGTTTCTTCTTTCAACCTTTGAATCGTTTTCTGTTGCGTCTAATCGAGGCTTGTAGTTCTTCTCTTCTTCGAGTCTTTAATCTTTTTCTTGCGTGAGACTTAGCGTTGGCGTAAGCAATGTGGCGCATTTGTTTTTCACCTCTACTCACGCTGTCTTTGAACCTTACCAAGTCGTAGTCCATCCACAACAAAAGAGGCTCTTCTAAAAATTCGTGGACAAGGTATTTTCCGTCTACCTTTTGCGGGTTGGCAACGTACTTCATCCAAATCTTTGTAAAGGTGTACTCCGTTCCAAACTCTAATCTTCCTGCCGCTCTGTTCTCTACAAAAGTACCTTTGAACTCACAGTTGTTGTTGGTAAATCTGTCGTCTCCACAATCGTCCTTTTTTGGGCGAGATGTACTAAGAATCAAATCAACGTGTCCACCGTTTGTAATACCTCGTACTAATACGTGGCGAATGTAATCGTTTGGAATTGGAATGGTGTTGTCGCTGTCAAGTGTGTAAGTGTCTTCAACATTTATTCCGTCAACGTCGTAGCTTAACTCACGTAACCCTTTTATAGCCGAACGAATAAGTCTGTCAAATCCGTGTGCTGAATCGTAACCTTTTCCTACTGCGTAATCTTTTACTATGTCAATTAAAGGTCTCAAGCTTGGTCTATTTCGTCGTTAATTATGTCTTCTCCTAACCCCTTTTCAATGGTGATTAATTCAACAGTTCCTCTAATAATATCGTTCACCGAAGACGGAGCAACAGGGAAGTTATCAAAAGAGTCAAGGTCGTCACTTGTGGCTACAATGTTTAGTTGAAGCGTTTGCCCTTCTTCTTGGGCTGGTTGAAAATAAATGTTTTCTCCTTCGTAGATGTACCCACTCAACCCTTCCATCTGTGAAGAGAAGTCGTTGTTGTAGAAAAAGTTAAAGGAATTACTTAGCGGAATAAAAAGCTCTCCCATATCTTTGGCTGAAAACACTTGGTATATTCCGTAGTTCTTTGCGATGTCAAGAGGGCGGACAGGAAGGGTGGCGTAAGTAAGCCCTCGTTCACTATCACTCTTTACTTCTATTGTGTAGTTTGAAATAAAGTCGCCAAAAATTCCTAGCTCGTTTGCCCACACAGCTTGGTTAAGGTAAATGGTTGAAACTTGGTCACGCACAATCGACAGCGCACTTTCCACTTCCCGAATGTTTATTTTGGTTTCGGGCTTAAGACGTGGCTGTAACAACCTTAAGACTTGTTCTGCGTATGACCTTTTAGTTCGCACCTGCTCCCGCTATTTGTGTTATGTCAAATTCCCTTACGCTTATTCCCATAAGGGCTAAAATTCTTGCTACTATCTTTGGTAAATCGTACTCACTAACCTCAAAATCTGTGGAGTGGTCAGCGGCATTTATTGTTAAACTGTGTGACGTACCAACCGCTCCCGCCGACAAAGAAAGAGCCGTACCTGCTTCTGCGTTGGCTAAACTAGACGCTAGTTTTATAGTGCTTGGGTCAACTACAATAACAAAGTAATCCGTTGCGTCTGTTAGACCACCTATTGCTGTTCCTCCTTCGTCTGAGTAAAGAACGGCTTGTGTGTTGTGGAGTCCGTGATTGTTTATAGAAATAATGTTTAATGTGGTGTTTACGTTGCCCGTGTTTAAGAAAACTTTTTTAGACGGGTTGGTGTTTGTTCCCGTTCCTCCTGCCCCTGCGAAAACCTTTCTGTTAGACGATACCGTATAGTTCCAAAAAGGACGGGTTGGTTCGCGCAAATAAGACAACTCTACTTGAGTAATAGTGGTTGGGTAAAGTTGAATGTAGCTATCTCTTAAAACGCAAATAGGGTTTTGTTCGTTTGGGGCGATGAACTCACTAGATAATCTCATTGAAGCTTCTGCGGGCTGTACCGTTTCCACGTTGATTGTACGACCTTTTACTTTGTAAGGTAGTTGAAAGAACTGAGCGTGCCAATAGTCGCTTGGGTATTTAGCCTCTCCGTTTGACACTTGAATTACTCTTGGTTTTGCGTCTAATGTTTGTAAGCTGTCGTCGTTTTCTTGGCTTGACTCGTTTTCTTTGTACTTGTCGTTAAAGTAGCCACGTTGAGCCATATCAGCGTACCTGTTAAAAACAGTCTCGTCAAAGTATCCGCCACTTTGTGACTTTCTAATCAAGTCTTGGCAGATTTGGTAAACTTTATTTACAGATACAGCCATATATTAGTTGTCGCTTCTTGATACCTCTAAAAACTTAGTTTCATTATAGATGTACAATTGTAGTATATCTCCCGAACCAAGCGTGTCGTTTCCATTAAGGTAAAAAGGCGGGGAATCAAGAAATACCGCTGCTGAATCGTCAACAACACCACTTGTTCCAACAATAGTTAAAAACGTTCCAACTCGCGTGTTTACAAGAGCGCCAACCTCTGCTCTGAAAGGGCCACCGTAAGCAATAGTGTCAACGTTGTGAGCGCCAGAAAGAACTAGAAGTTTAGGCCCTCCCATTGTGTTGTCCAAAAAAGCCTCTCCTTTACTTTGAGTGAACTGCCCTTTTAGGTTTAACTCAGTAGCGTTTAAGTTAGAGCCGAGATACAAAGAGTCGGTTTCTGTTTTTGGTTGGATAGTTCCGTTAGCGGTTCTTTTAAAAAAACTTGTGTCGGTAGCAATACCAGTACCCCTAGTGACTCGGTTATCGTTGCCTATCTTTAAGAACGAACCACTCCCAGAAAGACCGTTAAGGTCTAATCCAGCAGCCTCAATAGTGTCTCCCGCATTTTTAGGCGTTATTTTGTTTGAAACTCTGTTAAAGAAACTTGTGTCTGTTGCGTCAATTTCAGAGCGAATTACCGTCCAAGGACTTGTGGTAGTGTCTTGGATTTTTAAGAAATGCCCTGAACCGTAAATTCCCGCAGAGTCAACTTTAAGCGTGTCTCCAATCTTAATCCCGTTTACAAAGTACAACTTTTGATTTACGTTCTTGTATTGGGAAAATCCCACAAAAGATACAAGAGTTAAAAGTGCTGTTAAAAGTAATTGTTTCATCGTTATTAAGGTCTAATTATGATTGCTTGAATTACAGCACCACTTGTTACTGTAAAACTAAATGTGTATTCACCCGTTGATACGTCGAAAGTTCCGCCCGTATCACTTATTCCGTCAACCGTTACAATGAAGTCTTTGTTGTAAGTTAATCCAATAAGAGCAGCGTTTGAACTTGTTGAACTTCCTGTAGCTGCGTCCGACTCCAAGAAAGTGTAAGCGGTTGTGTTTGAACTTGTGGTTTTAGAGTAAACCCTTTCTAAGTTATTGATAACGCCAACTCCCGTTACAAGCGTAGGAGTATTAGTAGAAGAACACTCGCATCCGTCACCTAGTATTTCTGTTAGTCTGTTCACGTAAGTTTGTATGTCTGTGCTTTTGCCACAATCAATAGAAAGTTGAAGCATCGTAAGAGCGTGTAACCCCTCTTCGTACTTAGCAAGGTAAGAGTTAGCTTTTCCTACGTTGGTTGTTTTGTTGTTGTAGTACCCGTTGTAAACTTCTTTTAGCGGGCAGTAGAAATCACAAATCGAAGTTGTGTCGCTAACCACGTAATCTAAAGCAGCTGTAGTTATGATGTCGGTAAGCGTGTAGTTTACCGCAGTTCCACTTGCGTCACTCCAATACCCGTCGGTAAAGGTGTAGCTCAACGTAGACTTTAAGTAAATAGTGTTTGTGCCTGTGTAAAAGGAGTTTGTGTTTATTGTGCTAGTTGTACTTTGAATGTAACCGCCAATAGTTGTAGGGTTGTACCTTCTAAAATCCCTAGTTGTTGTTGGGGTAATAGAGTTTACGTCGTAATCAGTTTCGTCAACTGCTAAGAAGAACTTAGGGTTAAAGATACTGTGGCTTACATCAATGTCGTGTACAGGGCGAGAGTAAGTAAGGGTGTAAACATAGTCTCTGTAGTAGGCGTTAGATAACCCTGTGTCGCTTACGTCAAAATAAGTAATGCGAATAATGTACTGACCTTGCAAAACGTTTCCATCTGCGTCTTGTGGAAGAGAAGTTGTGAAACTTGCGTCTACTCCTGTTGCGTCAGGACTTGAACCGTTTGTGTTGTTGTAACTTACCGTTCCTGTTGGGTCTGTAATCTTTACAAGAATTGCGTTGCTTGCTTCTGCCCAACTTAAATCTCCTGAGCCGTAAGTAGGGGAGGTGTCTTGAAAAGTAATAGTTTCAGAATTGAAAGCTATTGCGGTGGTGTAAGTAATTGCCGTACTCTGTGTAGCCATTTTTGTTTGTTTGTACTACAAAGATACAAAGGAAACTAAGGTGGCTTTATTTTGTAAATCTTCGCCTTGGAAGTGACTTACTTCTCACCCTTGGAGCAACCTTTGGTACTTCCCAAGCTACAATAGCCATCATAGAGGCAACCGTATCATCGTACTTTGTCCAACTGTTAGCCTCAAACCTTAGCCAATTCTCCAACAAATCGTCAAAAGGACAGAACCCGTATCCGTCGGCTTGCTTTCCTATTTTCTCCCAAGTGTGAATAACTAACTTATCCATGCACTCGTTACGTCTAGCTTCGCTTGTGGTTGGCGTACCTTCCGTCTGCAATCTTTTTATTGGGTCTTTTTCTAGCGGGTTGTGAATAATGTACTTCTCGTAACCCCTTTCTCTGAAGTAGTTTATCAGTCCTTGCTTTTGGTTCTCTACGTTTATTTCAGCAGAAAAGAACACGCAAGCTTTTATCATATCTTCGTAAAACTCGTTAGGGTTGTCGGGTCTGGTGCAATACCGAATCACCCAATCACTACCGTACCTTAGTCCGTACATCGACACCTTTGAACCCTCTCCAAAAGATACCGCTTTGTGGTCGACGGGGTCAACGCCTAACTTAATCGCCCGACCAATAGGCACTTTAAAGTTTCCGTTCCAAGCGTAGTTGTTTCGCTCTTCTTCCGACGGCATACTAGCTATTTGAAAAAAACCGTTGGTATCTCCGTCTACTAACTGCTCTCCCACAGGAACAGCTTTTACCGATACATCAACCTCGTCCCAAACTAGATTGTACATAGGCGGTGGAGCGCCGTTGTGTTCTAGTTGCTCTTGTACTTTTTCAACAGCTACAATAGAAGCGTCAGAGTTTTCCAAAAATATCTCGTCTTCGCTTAACGGATACTTTCTAATGTAACTCAAAAGAGCAGAGCCACTTCTAGCTGCCCTTTCCGCCATGTGGTGTTTCCTAGCCGCTTCTTCGTCTGAATATCCCCACTCGTCAATAATAAACCCTCTGTCTGCGGGGTTAAAGTAACGCCCAAGACCACTTACGGTTCTTCCTGTGTCTTCACTTCTTCCCTCGTAGTTGCTTTCCTCCCAAAGTTTCTTTGTTTGTTGAGAGGAACTTTTCTCCATTTCGTCAACGGTAGTGGTTAGAATTAACTTTCCAACAACCTTGTCTCGCATAGAGCAAGTTTCCCTTGCTACGTAGTATCTGTTTCGGGGGTTTACGTCTTTTTCTGTTTTTGCTATCTCATCTTGGTACATGGTGTAGTTACGAGTACCGTCCACTGCTTCGTCTCGGTTTGGATAAGTAACTATATAACTGTCAAGTACTTGTGACTTTTTCTTTTCTGCCGTTTTCTTTCTCGGAACGGTGAACTCTATTTTGTCTGTTGGGTTTTGGTTTCCTGTGTCTGTTGGTCGCCAAAAAGGGTGCATATTACGCCAAGCCTTTACAATCTTGTCACGAAAGACCGTTTCTTTTGCGTCTTTGAAAGTTTTACTTTGAACCCCGAAGTTTCGGTTGTGACCCCAAGTTGTTCTCCAATACCCCGTACTTACAGCAAAGGTGGTCTTAAAGAATCGACGACCACTAAAGAGTAGCATTCCGTAACACCTTGGGTCGTTTTCTAACAAATCCCAAACGTAGTAACAATCCCTTTGTGCGTCTACAAAGTCTGCGTTACCCGTTGAGCCGTCCTCTCTTACTATTGGAAAGTGTTGAAGCAACATATAGTGTTGCCCTGTTACGTACTCTAATTGGATGTTTTGGTCTGAACCGTTAAAGAACCAAAAGCCGTTTTGTCGCCGTTCAACCTCTTGGTCTTTTTGCTTTGGCGTTGGCTCATCTGGAAGCGGAGCGTAGGGGAATTTGCGCTTTTTTTCGTCCTTTTCACCGTAGTTGGCAATAGAAGAAATTGGTGGGGGTTTGGGTAGTTCAACCTCGTACCCCCTTATGTACCTATTTCTTTCAAAAGATTCGTAAGCTGCTTTATAAGCTTGCTTAACCGTTCTCACTTTCTAGTTCTACTAGCTTAGTTACTTTAGTTCGCAACTTCTCGTCCGTATCTAAACGGTTGATGATTGCCGTTCTTGAACTTCCAAGGTTCTCCCCTTCAAAAAGGTAAAGGTCTCCTTGCTTTTCAATAACGCCACAACTAATTGCTGAGTCTAGCACGTTTTTGTCCGATTGGCGCTCAACAACTTTCTTTTCCTTTTTACCCGTCACAAACCCCTTAATGGTGTCTAAAGAGTAAGCGTCGTTGGCGTTGTTTGTTGCAGCACCTTTAGCTAAAGCGTCAATAGCTCTTTGAGATACAGGAGCAGACTTCACTACGTTACCTGTTGAGTCAACAAGTACACGCCCCCCGTCCTTTTCTGACAAGTACCCTCTTTCGATAGCTTTTCTAATGTAGAAAGCGTTCCAAATCTCTGGGGTATTGTACTCCTTTTGGAAAGTTTCAGGGTCTTTCTCGGCTCTGTAAGCTAACATATCCTCTAGTTCTGCGTCACTAAGAGGTGCGCCATCTGGTGCTTTTGTGTTGATTCCTTTTGCAACACAGTAAGCCTTTTTAGCTTCGTAGTCACTTTCGTAAACAAGGGCTTTCGCTTTTGTTTGCTCCTTGTCGGAAGTCCTACGGGTTTTGGCTTGTTTCTCAAAGTTCAACTCGTAGTAAGAAGCAGTAACCTTTGGTTGCTCTTCTCTGAACTCGCTATCTTTAGCGTGGTTGTCTTTGTTGAACGGAGAGATTCTAAGGTAGTGCATAAGATTTTTTTCTGTTGGTCTTACGTACTTACCTTTCATTTGAGCAATCTGAATCTTCTCTCCTGTTGGGTCAATGATTAAAGATACCTCTCTAATGTTTAGGTTTTTAAACCTTTCGCCCCACTCTTCCACGTAAATGCTTGGCTTCATTGGGTCGTAACCAATCATTACTGTCCTTTGTTTTTCGGGACAGAAAGCCATACATACTCTTGGAATTGAAGTTGCGGAAGAAGATACGTTGATTCCGCTTGTGTGCTTAATAGTTAAGTCTTTTTTTTCTACCGCTACAAATATAGCGCCTCTTTCTTTTTTCATTTTCTTTACTTTAATTTAAAAAAAAGGGGGAGAATTTCGGCTCTCCCCCAAATAACCGTTTTTGTTTAGACGTAGAATTGTCCGAAACGCTGTCCAGCGAATCCTTCAAATCCACACTCTGAAAGCAAGTTGATAACAAACTCGTCGTTACCATCTGTCTCCATAGCGTTTCTTGCTACTTCAACGTACTCCCTTGAGCCTCCTTTACCATCTGACAAGCAGTTGATACGAAGGTTAGGAACGTTTTGACGGTCGTTTCCGAACTCGTCCATTGAAGCTACAACGTTTCCTAGTGGAATAACAAGACCCATGTTCTTGTAAGTAAGACCTGTTGCTCCCAAAAGCTCAGGAGAAGTCATTACTTCAAGTGGCTTGTAGTGGTAAGTGATTCCACCGTAGTTGATAGAATCAAAACCTAAATCAACGGCTCTCTTTTCTCCGCCCATTCCAGCGTATTGAACACCACCAGCTTTCAAGCCTTCGCTTGTTCTGATAAGGTTGTCAAATTCGAAAATCAAGTCGTGACCACCAACCATCATGTTCTCTGTAGAACCTCTTTGCTTGAAGAGTTTCTTAGACATTGATTCGATGTCAGTCAAAGCAAGTGAACCTGCTGTGTACTGCTCACGTTGTCCGTTAGCTTCGATAAACGGAACTAGACCGCTTGTAGATTTAGTTGTTCCAAAACCAGAAATACCTGTAAGGGTAGTGTTGGTAGTGGCTTCACCTACTAGCAAAGAAGTCTCTCTGTCGTTAAACAGATTAGCTTTTTGTGTGCGAACTCCTTCGTAGAACCAATAAGACTCGTTCTCGTTTTCTCCAAGGTTATCAAACCAAGTCAAGTTGCCCATAGCACTTCCACTAACCTTAGCTTTTCTACGGAAAATCTGAGTGTTGTTAGTGTAAGAAGTAAGCGTTGGGTTTACAGCGCTTGGCTCAGAAGAAGACTCTCCGAACTGAGTACCGATGATAGCGATTTCAACCGCAGTGGTAACAGCAGGAATGTTTTCTCCTGTGATTTTTGGAGTAGCTTTAAACTGATTAGAACCGTCTGTAGTAGAGGTAACAACACACTGAACGTGTCCTCCTGAACCGTTTGGAACAAGGATTACGTCGTTTTGTTGTGGCATTGTTACGACAGTACTACCCGAAGTTCCATATTCAGGAGCAGCCGAGTTAGAGTTAGTCGCTTGCTTTGAAGAGTCAACAGTAAAGATAACTTCAGCACCCGCAGGGCCAGCTGAAGCCGTTGCAACGATTACGTCACGAATCCTGTTTTCTTCAGAGTGAGAGTAGTGTGGGTTTTGAACAATGTTCTTATTCCCAATCATAGATACAAGGCTAGAAAGGTATCCTAGTCCATAAGGACGAACCAAAGAATCTCCGACCTCTGGTTTGTCAAGTGTGATAGAACTGTAGCTAGAGTCAACAATTTGAGAGTTCAAATAGTTTCTGACAGTAGCCGTTCTTTGAAAAGTAGTTGCCATTTTTTATGTGCAGTTTTAAAAGTTAGCTGTTAGCTCTACGTCTTTGTGCTATCTGGTAAGCTAGTAAGTCAGCCCCTTCTAATTGTGGCTTTCCGCTTTGCGGCGCAGATGGCTTTGTAGGCAATTCCGTGTTCTTTAAGGCTTTCACCGTTTTTTCTTCTCCTACTGACAAGGCTTGATTTACTGCCGCTTGTATAAGCGTGTCCCTTGTCTCTTTATTTGCCCACATTAAGTCTTCTGCGAGTTGTTGGTAAGATATGTTTCCGTCTTTAACGTAGTTGGAAAAGAAGGTGTTTTCAAAGACTACTTCGTTTAGCATTGTCTTCTTAATCTCCTTTACCTTGTCGGATACGTCAAGTGAAACGTCTTGGTCTGCTACGTTCACTTTGATTTGAGAGAACTCCTTTAGAGCAGCGTCAGCTTGTTTTGTTATCTCCTTTTTTCTAGCTTCAATCTCTTGTGGCGTTAATTGTGGTTGTTGTTCAACCTTCGGCATTGCCATTTGTGACTGTCGCTCTTGGAGCATTTTTCTTGCTTCACGCGCTCGGAACTTAGATGTAACTTCAGCGTCACGCTTACGTTGTCTGTAATCTTTTAGCCTGTCGTCGTACTCTTCGTCTAACTCGTCTTCCCTTTGAATTGGCTCTTTTTCGTATAGAGCGCCAAACTCTTTTTCCACTAAATAATGAATGTCTTCTTGGTCTGCGTCAGGGTTGTTTACCGTTAGCTCCTTAGTAATCAATTCAATAGCGTGGCGAGGATTTTCAACGTCAAACGATGAGTAATCTACGTTCTGCTCAAGAAGAAAGTTTGCGTCTTGAATGTCGATTCCTTTTTGCTTGAACTCAATGAGTTTGGCAATATAGGGGTCTTCTTCCAAGTTGTAGTACTTGTCTTTAGCGTCAGGAGAAATCCAACCTTCTTTAGAGGCTAGTTCTGTCCAATCCGATACTTGCTCACTTTCCGTTGTTTCCGTTGGTTCGGTTTGTTCTGCCGATTCTTCGGTTTGTTCGGTTTGTGGTTCGGTTGCTTTTGGCTCGTCTACCGTTTTTGTACTACCCGCTTCTTCTTGGGGTTCGTCTGTTTTCAAAGAACTATCTTCAATGCTTTCGTCCTTGTTTTTATCGCCACGTATTTGGCGAATTAACAATTCTTCCTTTTCTTTTTCCAAAATCTTTAATTTAACTCGTTGTTATTGCAAAAATAATTACTATATTTGCAGGTTATTATTCCTATACAACATAAAGATTTATGAAAGACGTAGACGCTGACAGCCAAGACCTAGACCAAAAACTACAAGTAGCAAATAACTTTTTTGGGCGGGGAATAAAGTTTCTTAGGAAAAAGCACAACATCACCCAACAAGAGTTGGAGTGGTATTCAGGTGTTCAACAAAACGTAATATCAATGATGGAAAGTGGAAAGGCTAACTTTAAAATGGAACACGTTGTTAGAATAGCCGCAGCGTTCAACATGAACATTGTTACTTTCTTTGACGTTTGCTTAGTGGCTAGTTGATTATTCCGCACATTTAAAAACGTGCGCTAACAGTCGCTATCCATCATTAAAACGATGGGATAGCTTGGTGTTATGTACCATGCTACCGAATCATAATCATAAACTTCACTAAGTCCTCAAAATCGTCATATTGCATTTTTATTTTCACATCATCAATACTATAATCATCATTAGGTACATAATGTAATTCTACTGTTTTGGCTTTGCTATCATGCAATATTTCCCATTTTGAATTATCACTTTCGCTTACCCACAACTTTTTCCAAAAAGCACGGTACATAACAAAGTATATAACCCATTGCTTTAGTTGTCTATATTTCCACTTTATGCAATCCATAAATCTGTTTCTTTTAATTAAATCCTGTGTAGCAACGGCTCATATACAAACCGTTAGGCAAATGTAAGTAAAATAATTGGAAAATCGAACTTTTAATATTTAAGACCTGATGTTTCTTTCGACATCATCCTCTGGTCTTGGGGTGGTTCTTACCGTGGGGGCTTTTGGCATACCTAACCCACCTCCTCCGTTAGCAGCCTTTGTGGTGTTTGTTGCAAGGGTGCTTTCTTCCCCATCTTTGGCAGTTTCTAAAAGGTCTTGCTTGATTTCGCCTTCCAACACAGCTAACTCTTTCTTCTTCTCGTACTCTAGTTCTAAGTAGCGTTCTTTTCTGTCGTACTCTGCGTTTAGAACAGCCGCCTCTTTTTGTGCTTGAGCCTCTAAGGTCTTTCTCTTTTCTTCTTCCGCCACTCTTGCTGCTAGAGATTGGACTTCTGCGTTTTGTTGTTGCAGAGCCATAGACTGTTCTTGTTGCACCTTTCTGAATTTCTTCATTAGGTGTTGCATTACTCTTTCAGCGGTCTTTATTGATTGCTTAGATACCCTTCTTACAATCATAGCCATGTCAATAGAGATTTGGTTTCTGTCAAGGGCTATTCCTAAATCCCTTTCCATTTGCTCCATTTCCAAATCTGTAGGGCGGTAGTTAATCTTAACCCCAATCTCAGCTAACGAGAGGTCTTTGGTAAGATTAATCATATCAACCCGTTCCTTTCCTATTGCTTTGGAGTAGGCTTTATCCATTCCCGAACCCATAGCAATAGAGTCTCTTACAAGTAGTACAACGTTTTCTGCCGTTGCTTCTATTAACTTAGTGTAAGCTTCTGTAAGGTGCTTAATGGAGTTTTGGTGTGCTTTCTCCTTTATCTTTTCTATTCCAACCGCTGCGTCTTTATCAATAGAAGTGGTTTGGTTGAACCCTGTTATTTCGTACAGCTTTTGTAAACCGTAGTCGTACATTTGCTGTAGAACAATAATGTCTTGCGGAAGACCGTTTACCAACTGCCTTACAGGTTGTGGGTCGTTTATTGGTTGCCCTGCTTCGTCTTTTAAGGAGTAGTAAATAGTTCCCGTCTCGTCGAACATCTTTTGAGCTTCTACCTCGTCGTAAGAGTCGTAAGCCATTCCAGCCCCTTGAAGAGCATCGGAGTTGATTGCAAGTCCAGAAGGTCTCGACTCGTTTATTAATTGCTGTCTCTTTAAATCAAGCAACATCATAAACTCAGCGATTGGTCGCATTTGCTCTACTTTAGACCGAAGGTTCATGTCTAAAATATTAGGAGCAACAACTTTGTACGGACATTGCACCTTTGACTCATAAAGACCGTCGATTTTTTTACGCAACAGATTCTTTTTCATTCCGTAGTCGTAAATGAAATTCGTCTCAACAACCCACTTTCCTCCGTAAATTGTTTCAACTGTTTTGTCTACTACCTCTGTTACTTTGTGCTTTCCTTTTTCGTCGTACTCGTCACTCACCATTTCAAAGCGGTAAGTAGAGCCTTTTCCTGTTTGCTTTTTTCTCCACTTGAACTTATCGGCGCTTCTAAAGATGAAGTCTAACACAAGAACTTTTACAGATTGTATGTCGTCCCAACCTACTTCTCTTCTGAACTCGTCGTACTTTCCGTATTCCCAAGAGCGGTTGCCCCACTTTCCTTGAGACATATAAGCTGCTCTAAAAATATCTTCTTTGTTGAACTCTCCGTTTGTTTCTTTTATAAGTTCGGAGATTTCCATTTCTTGTACCTCTCCAAAGTATCTCCAATCAGAAGCGTCTTCTTCCGTAAAATAAGAGTAAATGAAGTTAGGAATCTGTACCGCTCTTATTCTTGGGTTTCCAAACTCGTCATAGTCTGTTCTTGTTGCGGCAATTTGATTGGACATAAGGTTAAAAGCTATTCTTCTTCTTAACCAATAGTCTCTGTTGTTTTGAAATACGTACTGAAGTGCGCCTTCGTAAGCCTCTTCAAAAGGAGCTTTGTAGTTTAGCTCAAGGTCTATTTCTATTTCCTCTAACGTGTCGGGTACGGTTTCCATTTCCTCTTCCGACATTATTTGGATTCCGTTTTGCGCGAACTCGGCAGCCTCTTTCTTTAGTCTTAGCTTTCCTCTACGCCTAGCTAGTTCTTTATCGTACTCTCCTTTTGAGGTGATGTCGTAAGCCTCGCAAACTAAGTCGTAGTCTCTTGAGGTAGTTCGGTTTACAAAGTCGTTTACAAGCGTTACAATAGGGTTTGCAACGTTCCAGTTCATTTGAGAGTAAGAGTTGTCTCCTGTGGCTATGCAGTCGTGAAGGTAAGTAATGTCCTCTTGACCCGTTGACCAATTAATGTTCTCTATCATTCTGTTTCTACGCTCGGTAGAATAGAAGTCAACGCCTTGGTATTCGTTCCACCAAATTGCTTTTACGTAGTCGAGAATGTACTTTTTACTTTTTTTCTTTGACTTAGGTGCTACTAAATCTGGAAAATTTAAAGGGGAAGACGACATACTTTGCTTTACTTAATTGCAAAGATAATAAACTAAGTAGTTGGCTATTATTTAGTATTGCGATACTTGATAAAGAGTTTTTAATTCGCACTATTTACTTAATCAGCCCAACGTTGTAGAAATAACTGAACGAAAAGCCAAAACAAACCCTCCAAATAAGCGCAAAGAAAATTGTGTCGTAGATGTTTTGAGAACCTATTACGATAATAGATATGGTTACTGTGGTCAACAAAAAGCTTTTAGCTAAGTGCCACCCATCTGTGAAAGTTACAGGAATGTTCCTTCGGGTTGTAAACGTTTCGTCAACGTACTTGTTTTTCCATCCGTCTTGGTGAAAGAACAGAAACAACTTCTTGTTGTCTATTTCTGAAAATACAGACCTTTCCCAACGGTGTTTAATAACGTCCATTACGGCGTTAAAGAAACCGCAAATAAATCCTAAGAGAAACGCTTCGCCCATTTTCTGTGACTTATGATTATAGCAACGGTGTAAATAGTAAACAGCACCGCAAGGCAAACCTTTGGTACAGTTGACTCCATTACGTCGTTTACTGATTCTTCGTTGAAGTGTAGCCAAATAAATATACTCGGCAAAACGATAAAGTTCAAAGCGCAAAATATGCCGAAACCTCTATCTGCTTTTATGTGTTTTATGAATGTTTTCATGTCATTTCGGTAAGCTTGAAGTTATGTGTTGATTTGCTCCTGCGGGAGTGTTTGCCCTTCTTGCTCTTGTTTGGCTTCCACAGTCGTCACACCTATAAGCGTCGTAAGTGTTTACTGTTGTTGCGTAATCGCCAATGTAAGTTAAGTGCGTTCCTCCGCAAGACGGACATACCCTATCAAAGTTGCTTTCAATGAACAACCCGATATTTGGGTGCGGTTGAATGTAAGGTCTCATTTCGAGGTAAACATTTTCAAGGAGCGTGCAGTCAATGTCGCAATATTTTTGCATACGCTCCATAGCTTCCTTGTCTCCGTCCTCTACTTTATCCCAAAGACCTTTTTCTGTTTCTAGCTTTCTTCCAACACCTAAAAACTCACCTAGATAGTCTAGTCGGTTGCTTGTTATTTTAAACTGTTTTCTTGCGTGAAGAAGTGTGTCTATTGTTTGGTAAGGGGAGGGAAGAGCTATCCCGTTTTTTAAGAACCTAGTTTGGGCTACCTTACGGTCAAATCTGTTTAAATTATGTGCGATTACAATGTCAGCCTCGTCCAACATATTCCAAAGGGCTTGCGTAACCCTTTTATCGTCTCCCTTTTCTATTTCGCTTGGGGTGCAAGAGGCGTTGTAAATCTTATCTTCAAATAACCACTTAGCAGACCAACACAGTATGTGCCAATCTTTTGTTATGTGGTCGGGGTTTAAGTTCTGTTGCCAAATGCTAAATACCCTTGTCTTAAACTCAATGTGAGAGGTTTCAATATCGAACAGAAGTATCTTTGCGGTGTTCTTTAAATCAGCCAACCCCTTTCTGTTGATTAGTCGTCTTGCATAAGTCCTTAACAAGTCTACTTCGCTAGTGTTTTTATCTACTCCTAAAATCTTTTTGGCGATGCTGTAGTAGTTCTTGTCTCCGTGTTTGTAGTTCTCGATAATCAAGTTATCGTACTTTTTCCACTTGCTCATTTCTTATTTTTAATTAAGTTGTAATAGGACTCGTCAAGACCTTTTATTGTTTCAAGATTTTCTTTGTAGTCAAACATCTTTTCTACTCCCGCTAGTTGGTTCTCCCAAATCCCGTGGCAAGTTCGACAGTGTAAGGTGAGATTTTCTACGGTGCTTTCCAAGGACTTGTTGTATCCGATTGGCACGAGGTGGGAAATATCTATGCGTCCATTTGATACCCCACATCCACAACAAAAAGCGTATCCATAGGTGTCTAAAAAAGACTCCAAAAACTGTTTCTTTGCTTTTGATACCTGTTGGTTTGATTTTGATTGCTTTTTACTTACCTTTCGCAAGATAGTCTTCTAAACTTCCCTCGGCTGCTTTTTCTACGTATTTGCTGTCAAGGTTTAAAATGCTGTTCTCTAAATCGGCTAAGTCTTTTGTGTACTGTGATAGTTTTTCTAAAAGTACCTTTCCCCTGTCCCAAGATTTCTCGTCTTTGTCCGATAGGTTATTTTTCGTGGCAAGAACGTTTTGGTTTAAGTAATCTGTGATTCCGTCTACTTGTTTCTTTAAAGCGTGGTAAGCTTTTACTTTTGTAGACTCGCTTGTAAGAGTAAACACAATCTCTAAAAGCTCTTCTTTTGTCTTGTTTTCAAACTTCTTCAAAACTACTCCTTTTCGCAAATATAGTAAATATCTTGCTTGATACAACCCGAATACTTCTTTTTTTTGTACTCAAAGTTATTTGACTGTACTTTGTGGTAGTAAACACGACTGTCTTTCCACCTTCCCCAACCTCTTAGAGCTTTGTCTTTTGGTATAAAAACTCCGTTCTTTTCTACAAAGTCTTCTTTTTCTTCGTCGTCTAGCGGTTCTATAATGGCGTAATCTCCGTAAGGAACAAGTTCACCTTTGTCTATTGTAGCCATGATATGTTGGTCTTGGACTGCTATTAGCTCTTTTTTATTTTCGTCCAAGAAATCGTAGTCTGCGTCCTCGCTAATGATTATTTCTGTCCCCGCTTTTATCTTGTTGGACTTTACAACTTTGAATTGGTTCTTTAAGTTGTCGGGTTTTGTTTTAAGAAATATTGCGCCAGATTTGTAGTTTTCCTCTGGCTCTTCTATTCTTTCTACTATTGTAACGTCACCAACGGCTCTTTTGTTGGTGCAAAGAATTAGTTGGTAAAGGTTTCCGATTCCTTCACAGAACTTTTGGTCTACCGAGTAGTAAACCTTGTCTTTTATTTGGATACGGGCTTGGTAGTTTCTAGCTAAATGGGAGAAGTAAACCAACTCACCTTCATCGATGTCAAATTTAGCTGATTTAGGTTTTGCGACCAAAGTTCCGTATTGAACCATGTTGTCGTGTTCTGACCCAAGAGAAGCGTCAAAGTATATTTCTTTGTCTCCAATTTTTTGTTTAAATGCGTCTTTTTCGGGTACGTCAAAGACATATCTATTTACTACTTTCAAAATATTCAATTTTACTTACCTCGCGCAAAGATAAGTCAAACCACTTATACTCTACGTCTGTTTGCGTATCTTTTACGAAAATACTTAACATTAGTACTTCGTCCGTTGTGTGATACGCTAACTCGTCAAACGGAACAATCCTTGTTATCTTTACCTTTCCGCCTCTTTGGAAGCCGTTGACAAGATAACTCATTCCGTCTTTTAAGTCGCCAACGGTGATTTTTCGTATGTTGTCGAAAGTTGGAAACTCCACAAAAACTTACTCTCCAGCTTTTGCGTACTCAGCTTGAAAAGCTTTTTTAGACATTACAGAGTAGTTTCCGTCTTTATCTTTGATAAGATAGTCACCAGCGTAAGCAACAGATTTTTCTCCGCCATTTCCGAAAACTGTAACTCTTAGTCCTTTTCCTTCCGAGTCAACGGTTACGTTTTGGGCGATGGTTGCTTTTGTTTTGAGTATTTTTCGCAAGTCTGATTTCTTTAGTTCAGATGCTTGAATGTCTTCTTGTGAGATTTTTACGTAGCTATCAAATTCCATTTTTTCTTTACTTTGTACAAAGATAAGACTTTATTAGTTAGGGTATTATTCCGAACATTAAGATATTTTAGCTACATTATTTTCTATGTCAAGTGATTTTGCCCAACCTTGCATAACCAAATTTGGTTGAGTTTTATTCCACTTACTTTCAGTTGGCACTTCACAAACAACATCATCTACTCTGTAGCACTTTCCTCTAAAATGCACAGATAGACATTTGTATTGTTTGTAGTAGTGATAAAAGAATCTATATTTTTTTGCCATCGCTATTTCGCTTTTTAATGAAATACCCAAAATAATATTTGCATTGCTATTATAAATTCAAATAACAACACTACCAATCCAGACAGATAAACATCTACTTCTATTCCAAATACCTTGTAATCATTTCGTTCTAAAAACCTAACTGTTAACGCTAGGGGTATTACAAAGTACGCAATAATTCCGATTATGATTAACGCCATCATATTTTGTGATTGTAGTTTTTATTTATATCAATCATAAGTTTTAATTTTTCAAATTAATTTTGACATCGCTCAAATATTTAATTATTAGTTCTATATTTTACTTATTATATTCAAAATTTCTAACTCTTATTGTTCCGTTCTTTGCACTTACAATCGGGATTATTCTGTCGGTGGAGTCAATGTCTTTGAACCTTCTTACCCTTACTCCGTTGTAGAAAATATCAACGTGTCTATCCCAAATCATTTCGTAAGTGAACCAATCTGTAAACTTCCACCCCCTGAAAACCTTGTTAAACCAATTAAGATGATTTTTGCCACCCTTTTGAAAGTGAGTGCTTGTTCCGTAGTTTAGCCCGAAGTGGAGATTGCTTTGCATCTTTTTTCCGTAGTAGACCTCTACTACGTCAATCTCTGGCATGATGTAGTTCTCACTCACAAACCAAAGTGGTGCTGAGTGAAAGCCTTGATTTACCTCTTCCACCTTTGCCTCTATTTTGTAGTGACCCCTTTGAAAACTATTTGTTGGGATTAACGCTGTTCCGCTTTGAGTAACAGGTAACATTGCATCAACAGAACCTAACTTAGCCCAATCTGTCTCTATTTCTTTTCCGTTGTGGTGAAGTAGTAGTTCGTTGTCTCCTAACTCTGTCACTGACCCTAACTCCAAAGCTACATCTTCGGGACAGTACCAAAGCCTCTTTTGAAAATCTTTTAGCTGTATCATGTCACAAATATAGTTTTTTTTTAGATAAACAGCTATTGCTCCGTAAAAAGTTCGACTGTTTGTAACTATAACTGCTAGTAAACTAACTGCTTAGAGCTAAGGAACTCTGAGCAGTAACTAGAGAAAAAGCCACTATAGTCTAATGAACGCGTGTGCGTGTACGCGAGGCAAAAAACCATAGTGTGACTCCACCCCTGCTTGTCGCTTAAGTGACCCGTCGCAGTTTGCTTTTTGTTTAGGCACGCCACTAACTCGCCTACCGAGAACTTTTAACTCGATGTTTTGCAAAGGTAAGTAAAAAAATTATGAAATCCAAATGATAAGTGAAAATTTATTTATATTTGCTTTAATGAAGTACACATCAGAAGACGAAGATTACGACTACGACAGTCTAAACAGAAAAGCTTTAGAGACTGATTTCAAAGCTATAATTAGGCACAGGAGAAGGCTTTCTTATACTGAGTTTGATATATTGGGAATAAAACCAATTCGTGATTTTAAGGAAGAAATAGAAATAGACAACCTAACAAACAAGCAGTTAATGCTTTTTATAGAGTGCGATGATGAGAAAAAGCGCATGGCAAAAAAGCATAGAAGGGTGTCTATTCGTGGAGATAGGTCTAAGAGAAATAAAAGGCAGCCGAAACACCGAAATAAGAAAAAGGTTAAGAGTTCACATAAGAAAGCTTACGATAAGTACATAGATAGCGACCAATGGACAATGATGCGTTGGGGTCTGTTTTACAAGCGTGGGGAGAAGTGCGAGCGATGTGGAAAAACTGAGAATATACAAGTTCATCACAAAACATACGAAAATCTTTTTAGGGAGAAATTTGCTGATTTAGAGATACTTTGCAAAGAATGCCACAGAAAAGAGCATGGACTTAGTTAATTGTAAGATATTTTTCTTTATGTTTGCTCCGAACAAATTTTTAACCAAGTGTTAAAGTTCAAGTTTTGAGGTAGCGGGGGTTTAGTCGCCCCCGCTTTTTAAACAAGTTTATGGTAAATCAAGAAGAAATACAAAAAGAAATAGATAGGTTAGCTGTTATTCGTAACACAGAAGCTAAGATGTTTATATTGGGTAAATACGATAACTTAATAGAACCTGACAGAAGAAAAAGACTTGAAAACCACGCTATGTTGGTTGGAAAGATGGAAGCTTTACAATGGGTAATTGAAGAATAGATGAGACCACTACCAAAAGAGTTTGACGGAAAAGGAGAGGTAAAGGGATACACTTTTACCCAAGTTGTAAAAGAGCCGTTTGGGTACATATACCGAGTGGACGGAGGAAGTAAAACAAGGTACGAGGTGTTTAAACACAAAGAGAACGAGCGGTACGGTATTGTCCGTTACCCTCGCTCTCAGCACTTTGGAAAGTGGGCTTACTGGACTTTTGACTTTGAACGAGCAAAAGAAATATTGTTGAAAAGATGGAAGAAAAAAGAGTCGTAACGTACTTTGGAAATATTATCTTTGACGGAGTTGCACTTTACGGAAAAGAGGCAAACGTGAATTGGGAGAAAGGTTCTGTCGTTAGTCTTGATTTCGGAAGTGGAAAAACAGTAGAAGTTTTTAAATCAGAAGTAAAATATGTCTGAGTACGATTGGGACAATTACGTAGATTACCTTGAGAAAAAATACCGAGGGACTACACAGGTGAAAAATTTAGTGGATTTGCTTTACGACATAAAGCCAAGCAAACTACACAAGGTACACTCTCTTTACTCAAAGAAGCTACCACCGCAACCGTCAAGGTTCAAAGAAATGCTAGCGCTTGTCTTTAACAACCCCGATTTGCTTGGGGTGGTAAGGGTAGAGCAACACTGCTACAAAATCTTTGAACACAGATTGATGCACCCTGAGACTTTGGCTGATTTTATTAACGATTGCGACAGATACGGTTATAGACTGTTTTGGCAAAAAGAAGTGTACAATGAATACCTTATTTGACGAACTACAAGATGGCGTACAAGCGGTAGCTAAGTGGTACAGAACAGAGGCTTCTAATCCTGAGATTAACCCAAACCTTATTGTTTCGGCTCAGATTAAGTTAACCTCTTACATTTCCACTATTGCCGCCCAAGAAGTAGCAGCTAAAAGAGAGGCAACCCAAAGTAAACTTAACTACGAGTTTGAACACTTTAGCTCTGTCTCAAAGGTTAAAAAAGACCTACAGTGTAGCAACGCAGAAGCCGAGCGAGTTTCAGAACTAGAAACGTTTGAGTTAAAGCGGGTTTACAAAGAGTTAGAGGACGACCACCACGCTTGGAGGACTTTGTACGCAAGTTCAAAAGTGTTTTGGGAGCAGCTTCGCTCGCACCTTTCGTACATAAAAGAACAACTTGGAAATGAGTAAAAAGAAGCTAAACGTAGAAAGGGACTTTGAGTTAATAGACAAGGTTATAAGAGGCGCTTTTGAGCAGATGCTTGGGAGAGATATTCAAGACGCTGTTATAAAAGAAAGCGAGTTAAACGTTTACGTTTCTTTTTGCGGAAGAATAGCTAACTTCCTTTTCAACTACACAAAGATGAGCCAAGAAGAGGTGGAGAAATCAATCCAACGCACCGAGCAGTTTTACAACATTACTTTAGAGAAATCTTGAATAAACCCACATATTCTTTCTCTAGGCTGTCGTCTTTTGACGAGTGCTACTTAATGTTTAAGTACAACTACGTTGACGAATTAAAGGGCGAGGCTAACTTCTTCAACGAAATGGGTAGTTTAGCACACCTTATCTTTGAGTTAAAGGACAAAGGAAAGATAACCGACTGTGGTAAAGCTTGGGAAACGGGTTACATAAAAAGAGTTCGGGGACACGAACAGGAGTGGTACGAGAGTTGGTACATGGACTGTTATAGTTTCTTTAAAAGCTGGAACGGACACGAACAAGAGGCTACTTGGATAGAAGAACACAGCGTTTCAGATTTCGGAGACTTTCTGTTTCAAGGATACGTTGACAGACTTCACCTCGGAGAAAAAGGTTTTGTTATTACTGACTACAAAGTATCAAAGCCGTTTTTAAAAAAAGACATTGTAAAGAAAAGAAGGCAACTCTATTTGTATTCTCTTTTTGTTAAGGAAAAGCTTGGTGAATATCCCGCCGAGCTTTCCTTTTTTTTCTTTCGCCAAAATAAAAAGCTTAACTTTGATTTCAATAAAAGCGATTACAGCGAAGCGATAGATTGGGCAAAAAGAACTTTTGAGAGAATCCAAAAAGAAGAAGAGTTACTAATAAAAGACGGTAACGACTATTTCTGTTCAAGCGTTTGTAGCTTTAGGAATATTTGTGAAAAAAGATAGCCAAACTAAAGAAATTTAACTATATTTGCAACACACAAAAATTAAATAAAAATGAGTGATATAATTAGACAAGTGGGAACAATCTCACACATCAGCGCCCCTGAAAACGGGCAATCAAACGGAAAGCCTTGGACAAAGCAAACCGTTGTTATCGACGTTAACGTAACAACAAAAGACGGAAATTCTTTTGAGAGAAAAGTAGCGGCAGAAGCTTTTAACAAAGACCTTTCTAACTTTCGGGTTGGGCAAAAAGGTACTCTGTCCCTAATTATATCGGCACGTGAGTACAACGGAACTTGGTACACTAACCCTAAGTTTATTGGCTTTGACCCCGAACAAGGGCAAACAGCTTCTCAAACGCAAGCCGTTCCGCAAAAAGAATCAGCTAACGACGCTAACGATAATTTGCCGTTCTGATAGATATGCCTAAGTCAAAAATAACGAGAGTAGAAGAGTCGTCCCGTCCTTGGAATAACCCCCAAGGCGGAACGATTTACTACCGCACTATCGAGTTTGAAAACGGAGACGTTGGTTCTATTGGTACAACAAAAGAGATAGTTCCCGATTGGATGCAAGAGGGAAAAATCTTAGAGTACACAAAAGACAAAACAAAGATAAAGCGGGTAAACGAGAAACCAAGTTTCGGTGGTGGTGGGTTCAAAAAGAAGGACAACACTAAATCTTGGGAGTCTATTTCGGGTATGTTTAAACTCAACGCTTTAGAGTGTGCGGTTGAAACAGAAAGCTACAACAGCGGGGTATCCCGTAACGATGCGCTTGTAAAGTACCTTGAGTTCCTTTGCGATATTCCAGACAGCTACAAAAGCGGAATTGACAAGTGGGGCAAAGAGTCGGAACACCTTATCGTTAGAATGGGTGTAACAAAGAGAGTGGCACAACTATTTAAGGTTGACAAATCCATGACCCTAGATACTATCGTTTCTAAGTGTAACGAGTATCTTTCTTGGGTGTCTAAGCCTCTGTAAAAAGAGGGCAATTTTTTTTTCAAAAAGCAAATAGAGTTGAACGAAAAGATAAGCGTGTACGAGAATATCAAGGAAGTTAAAAACGGCTACACCATAACCGTTAAGACTGCCCTTGACAGGATAAAAACAGGAAAAAGCAAGGAGCTTCTGCTTGATATTCGCAAAGCAAAAACAAAAAAGGAAAAGAACGCACTAAAAGCAAACTTACCTTCTGTTACTTTTTCAGGAACTTTTACCGAGCGTAACGACGAGTCTTTAAAAGAGGCGAGTGGTTATATGGTATTGGATTTTGACGACGTTAAAAGCGTTGAAGCCAAGAAGAAAGAACTATCTAACAACTCTTACGTGTTTGCTTGTTGGGAGTCTCCTTCGGGTAACGGGGTAAAAGCTTTGATAAAGATAGCTAACCCAAAGAAGTTTAAAGAACACTTCAAAGAGGTAGAAAAGGAGTTCAAAGGTATAGACCCGTCTGGAAAGAACATATCAAGGGTTTGTTACGAGTCCTTTGACCCCGACATCTACATAAACCAAAACGCAAAAGTTTTTTCTAAAGTTCCGCAACAAGACGGGTACACCGTTAAGAATTGGGACAGCGTAAACAAAGCTTTACGCAAAATTGAAGACTCAATAGAAGGAGAAAAGCACGACGTAAGAATACGAATATCTTATCTGTTCGGAGGTTGGGTCGCTTCGGGAGAAATGACTTATGACGACGCACACAGGTTGCTTATAAACGCTGTTCTAAAAAACACAGAAGACCCTGAGTTAGCAATAAAAGATGTTGAAGACTCTTTGAGAGAGGGTATGAAAAGCCCTTGCTCTATGACCAAACAAAACGAAATACTTAGTATGCGTGTTGGGGTCGGAAAGCTTTGGGTGACAATGACAGATGTTGCTAAAGAGGTAGAAGAGTTTCAAAGAAAAGGGTACGAGCGTGGAGAGAGTTGTGGCTTTTCAAGTGCTGACGATTATATTTCCTTTCTTCCTTCCGCTGTTACTTACATATACGGAGCGCCTTATAGTGGAAAATCAAACTTCACTCACGAAGTTTGCATGAACTTGAGCGAAAGCAAAGGTTGGAAGTGGGTGCTTTTAACTCCCGAAACAGGAACGCCAGCCCAAGTCTACGGAGAGTTAATGTCGATTAAAGCAAAAAAGAGTTTTGTAGCGGGGGGTGTTGTTGACCAAGAAGCGGCTCGGTTTGTCCGAGACCACTTTATCGTGCTTGATACAAAAGGCGCTGAGTTTTACCTTAAAGACTTCTGTAACCAAGTCGAAGGAATAGAGCGAGAACTTAATATAAAAATAAACGGAACGGTAATAGACCCACACAACTACCTTGACTTTGACCTTAATTTGCGTGAAGACAGAGCTATTGGAAAAGACCTTGACTTAATGTTGGCAGACGCAAGAAAGAACGCTCGTCACAACATCTTAGTCACCCACGTAAGAGACCAACAGTTGCGGTTTATAAAAGACAACCAAGGGCAAGTCTCTAGGTCTTACTACCCTGCTGCTTCTCCGCGTGAGATACAGTACGGACAGATTTTTTTTAGAAAGGGAATGCAAATGATTTCCGCTTGGAGACCGCTTGACATCGAGGGTGAACCACTACCCGATAGCACGGGGGTTGATTACGACTCAAACGAAACACACTTTATCGTACATAAGTCCAAACCAAAAGGAATTGGAAGGACGGGAACTTTTAAGCTTTGGTACGACGTTGATAAAAACAGATACTACGAAAAGGCAATAAACGGAGAGCCTAAGTACGCTTTTGGAAACGTTATCTACAACCCTAACAAATTTATTGAGCCGTCGGTAGAGTTTGAAGACGTGCCTGAGTACAAAGAATCAACATAACAAACGACCTTAAAAATAGATACTTTTGTGGGAGTGTTAATCGAAATCTACAACTCAAAAACTGGGGAACTTGAACCTCACGAAGTTAACGATTCTGTTGGTACTTTAATCCTTCAGTTGCAGATGGAGTGCGACCTACTAGACGCTGAAAACGAATATTTAAACAACACTTTAAAAACACCAATATATGAGTACAACGAAAACGGAGCAATCGAATTTAGACACCCTAGCTGAAAAAATGCTTAAGCGCCAAACCGAAAACAACGTACAAGCTTG